AGGATAGTGTCGCCTAAGTGGTCGCAATCCGCTCTACCACCTACCCATCTTCCTGTGCCATAATCTCTTAATAGCCAGTATGGAGGACTAGTAATACATGTATTAACGGTTCTTGGTTTCAGTCTTGTAAGTTTCTGAACGCAATCTCCTTGTATTATCTGTATCATCTAATTTTTCTCCGCAGTGTGGACAAGTTAGAGGTATACCTAATAACTTGCATATTTTTTCATGTTTTCTAAATTCGTTATTGGATTGAGTCGTTTCCATACTGTAGCTCCATCTCTGCCTCATACATAGGTCTAAATTCTTCTAGTGTAGGAATCTTTACATAAATTTTATCACTAAGGTTGTATTCATGTAGTTTTCTTACATATACTATATATGCATTTTGTAACTGCTTTTCTGTGTAAAGTATCATCATCTATCTCCAAATACTTCTTTCTCTACTATCTTTTTTACTTCAGGTAGTTTATACCATAAACCAGAGAACATGGTTTCATTACCATTACCCCAATCAACATAGTATCTTTTGTAACAAAACATTCTATCAGAGAATATTCTGACATCTCCTAATCCTGAGTTATTTATTTGATAGACTTCTTCTAATAATCTCATAAGTCTTGTGCCTCTTCACCTTCTGTTCCTAGTCCCATATCTTCTTTCATTTTTTCTTTCTCTGTAGGAGTCAATGCAGAAGCGGGACCAATTTTTAATGACTTCCAGTTGACTTCACTAGAGAAACCTTTTACTTCGTTATTTCTCATTTTTGTACAGTTAAATGTCATACATCTATCTGTCGGCTCCCATGTTTCAAGGGAGTAAGCAGCATCGGCTGCATCTAATATACCTTTTGCGAATCTAGCCTCTCCAGTAGAATCTGTTTGGTATGGAGCAAAAACTAAAGTTTCATACTCTTGAGCATAAGACTTTAGTTTCTTACTTATTTCTATTTGCTCCTGCCAGTCATATTGACTGTTTTTGCCTGGTGCATTGTGGCGACGAACTTGGTTTAGATAATCTACGATTACGATACCAATGTCTGTGCGACTTACCCTCTTATCGAGTTCGCTTTGGATTTTTGAGAGAGTGAGGGCTGGATCGTAGATTACATCTAATTGTCTGTCTTCGGTTAATGGATTCTTAGTTAAGTTTCTATGAAACTCATCAAAGTCTCTATGTGATTCATATTCTCTGAGTAATTCGTCTCCACCCTGAAAACGATTTGCCCACCAACCAGCAACAAGATTCCACTCTTCTGTATTCATAACTTTGTCACGAATATTTGTAAAAGTAACTCCTGTGCTGATAGAACACATTCTTTGCAGTATAGAACGGCTATCCATCTCAATAGTGAAATAGAGAGCTGTTCTTCCTGAATCATAAACATTAACAGCAAGGTTACAAGAAGTCAATGACTTACCTGAACCTCTTCGTCCACCAACTAGCACTAGGTCTTTGGGTGAAAATTTGACGCTTGCGTCATAATCTGTATTTAGTCCTAAAGGTAAATATTTTGCTCTTTGTTCATCATCTTCAAAAAGTGTAATAGTTTGCATACTTTCTGAAGGTGGTGTAACATCTACTTTATCACTTACATTTAGAACTATTTCTTGTAGCTGTTCTATATTTTCTTCTGCACTAGCCATAGTGACAGTTTTATCCACATACTTGTCAATTTCATCTAATATCTCGGTTTGAGTATATTCATTTTTAAGATAGTCAAGTAACATATCTGCATCTACTTCTACATCTATAGATTCAATAGCAGATATTTTTTCTTGGATATTTTGGTCTCTTTGCCCAGCTTTTAACTCAGCAAAGGTTGGGAGAGATTGATAATTGTCAACGTGCTTTTCCAAGATGCTAAAAATCCCTCGGTACTCATTTGGTAAATAAATTTCTTTTACCTGAGACCAAGTATCTAAATCTTGTTGTATAACTACTTGTTTTAGTAAAGCACTAGCAATATTCATTTATCTCTCTCAAAAAAAGGGGAGTGTTGCACTCCCCCGCTAAATAATACTAGTTAGCCTATTTCTTTTCTAGCTGCTCCATTGTAATCAGCACATTGTAAACCTCTTCTGGTTAACATTGTTTTGACGCCTCTTACAGTTTTGCCGATGTTATCAGCAATTTCTTGAACAGTCATTTCAGAAATATCAAGGTCAGCTAAAACATCAGCTTTGCTTGAACCTTTTGTGTGCTCTTGCTTAGGAATAGCATTGATGTCACCACTTCTAAGTAATGAAAGAGCTTTTCCTCTGATAGAGTTAACACTTTTACCAAGTGATTCTGCGATAGCTTCTACAAAAGCGCCATCGTTAACCATTGATACAAATGTTTCTTCTTCTTGAGGAGTGTAAGTTCTAACACTCTCTGGCTTAGGAGCTGGTTTAACATGCTCAGTTAATTCCATAGAAAGAATTTTACCTTGAATTGATTTTGCACTAAATGCTCCACCTTCAAAGTTTGATGCTATTTCAGCATAAGTGTAAACTCCGCTATTATCAGTTACGAAGTTTGAAAGAGTTGCTTCTTGCTCTTCTGAGAAAGATTTAGAAGCAGATGCTGAAGCTAATTCAACATCAAAACCCATTTTTCTTAGCTTTGAAGATACACTTCTTGTAGAAGTTTCTAAATCTTCAGCAGCTTCTGCAACCATTGCCTGTGAAACAGGGCTTGATTCACCGATGAAGTCCACTAGTTGCTGTGTTCTTTCATCTGTCCATTTTGGTAATGCCATATTAATTTTCCTTAATTAATTTTTTTATGTTATCGTAAATTGTTACGCCCATTGCTTGGGCTTTATTTGTTTTTGCTGATTCTATACCACTTTCATTTAATAGAATCGTTACATCTTTTGTAAGATTATCTTTTGTCTCAAATCCATAGCTTTGTAAAACTTTTTGAGCTGCTGCCTTTGTCGGATAGCTCTTTAGTTTACCTGTTATACAAACTATACCTTTCGTATAGCTGACTTCAGATATTCTCTCACAAGAGAAAGAGAAGGGTAACTTATAATATTCGTTAGAATGAAATTCATTAACTAACCAATCTATTAGATTCGACGCCGCTTTAGGACCGAGACCACTATCTATACATTTTTCGTAGGTTATCTCTGATATATTCGAGACTTTTTTAGTCAATTTATTAGATGCGCTCCGCCCTATCAGCGGTATCGAAAAAGCTGGAAGGAGTGTTGTTAAGTCTGCTGATTTAGAGTTTTCTATCTCAGCAAACAACTTTGCTCCTAACTTTTCCGAGTCTAATAGGGATATAAGTTCTTCTTCAGTAAAAGAGTAGACTTCATGATATTCCTGTAAATCTAACTTTTCAATTGTTGCTTTTCCCAATCCTTTAATACTTAAAGTTTTGACAAAGTGTTCAATTCTTTTTGATGATTTAGCAGGACATTTTGGGTTTCTACAGAATAATTGGTCGTTCACGATGTCTAATACTGTATTACAAGCTGGACAATGTGTCGGTATAATTATCTGTCTCAAATTCTGCCTCTCTTTTATTTTTATAATTATATTATACTAAAGATTTAACCATTTGTCAAGAATTATTTTTTGGGAAGTCCCGTAAAATAAGGGACGAAATTTCGAAACACTCTGTGTGCCCTCCAAATTTTTGTTTAGGTTTATAACTATCATGTTTAAACTTTTCATGTAGTTCTTGCTCTAGTTTCCAACAATTATAAATAGTGTCGTGATAAGTTCTCTGGATTCGTAAATCATACCCTTTGAATCCACGACTTCTTTTAATTACATGACGCCAATCTTTTCCACTAGCGATTCCCACTTTGATACATTCTCTTTCAAATGTTCTTTGATTTACTAGTATTACGCCATATAATACACCCTCTCTATCTTTTTCATGAGGGTGATTGTTAAAATAAGTTTGATTATATACTCCACTCATGCTATAAGCAAAGGAGAGAAATGTCTGATTAGACCTGATAGTAGAATAAATACTGCGATTGCATTTAAAATAATTAATGCTCGGTCTTTCCATAAAAGACCAACCCATAACCAACCTGAAACACCTACTAAAGATAGACAAAGGTCTAGGAAAGGAAATCCCTGTGTAGACCTTACTGCAAATGCAGCAATAAGAAAACTACTTGCTACCCACTTTACATACCATGAAAGGTCTTGTTTTGGAGTAGCACTCTTAAATATTCTTTTACTGTTCTTTAGTTCTTCTTTTGAGTATTTCATTTAATTCTTCTATTCGTTTGTATAAATTGTATATTTGTTCTGTTTGTTCTGCTATTTGTTGTTTTAGTATTTCTATCATTAGTGTCCGTGTCCTATGTGCATTCCAATAATTACTCCTATTGCAAGTACTATCCAATCAAATACAAAGTGCCAAATAAAGGATAAAGCAAATATCTCTTTCCAATGACACTTACAACTTTCTATATACTTAGTCAATCTACTCTCCTTAGTACTTGTGGTATTATTTTTCCTGCTCTTATTACTTCTATTTTGCAACCTAATTCTAAATTAAGTGCTTCGATTATTGACTTATTATGTAAAGTAGCTTTTGATACTGTTGCGCCCTCAATGTCTATCGGGTCAAAGTGAGCTACAGGAGATACTGCTCCTGATTTGCCTACTTGCCACGATACTGATTGGAGGGTAGTAATTACCCCTGTTTCCTGTTTCTTTAGAGCAAAGGCTCCTCGAGGGTGATGGCTTGTATATCCATGAGCATCAAATCTATCATTGTCTGCTACACGAAATACTGAGCCATCTTGTGGAAACTGAGTGTAATCACTACTAATGGCAGTTTCAAAACCAAGGTCTGCTATAAACCTCATGTCTGAAACATAATTATCTGTTATGTAAGGGGAAGTTCCATGTGCTACAAAATATAATTCTCTTGTAGCAAACTCTTTGGAACTTTTTAATCCTAATGCACCTGCTGCATAGTTTCGGGCATTAGGTATTGTTTTTGGAGCAACTACTTCTCCTGATATTTGTAGCACTCCTTCATGTTCAATTCGGTTAGGCACTATGTTACTCATATTGTGAGTTATATCTAATCCTTCTATTCCATCTCCTCTTGTTAGTGCCTTTTGTAACTCTCCTCCACCATATAGAATACTTACTGCTGCTCCATCTAACTTAGGAGTAACAATAAAATCGTCACTGCCCCAATTAGGAGCAGTGTCGATACCACTTATTACTTTTTGGAGGGAGAACAATGGGAATAAGTGTTTATATCTTCGTTCATAAGAACTTTTATAACCGATACTTTCATTTTCTTCCATTGTTACTAGGTGGTCGAAAATCTCATCTGACATGATGGGTTTCCCATTGTAATACGCCATTGCTGCTCGCTTGATAAGATTTTCTAACATTTATATATTATACTAAAAATTTGACCATTTGTCAAGAATTATTTTCCGATATGTTCAACATCATCTCTAGGAATGACTTGGTATGCACCTTTATTATATGCTGGTGCTATGGTATATTTCTTACTAATTTCAAGTTTCCATGAATTATCAGGCATGGTACCTTTACCTGCATTGGTGGAGCTGACAGAAATCGAATCTGCGACCTTCGCAGTGCAAGTGCGACGCTCTCCCTGCTGAGCTACAGCCCCGAGACTTTTCCACTTAGATTGTTTTGTTGTTCTTTTTTTACGCACAGTTTTTCTTCTACGCCCATGCGAATCGTAATTTAAGCTTCCATTAATTATCATAATATATATTATAACAATC